AATAAGGGGATAGAGGCAACTATTAGATATCCAACGGATAAAGATGGGAAGAGAATAACCATGTGGAGTCTGATTGTAGAAAAAGAAGTCCCTCCAACGCGATTCGCGAGATATTGCTGTTCCGTGCTAAAAGAAACAGCGACACCCAATAGAATGGCAATATTGGGTGTACGTTCAGATGAGTCACATAAAAGGAAAGGCAGAGATATCTTTGGAGTAAATGGTAATACATACAAAGATGCGAAGTTTTTTTCTTTTGACCATACACGGGAAGTATATCAAGAGGCTAAAGACCGTGACCCTATATGGGACTGTACATTGATAAAAGCAATGAGAACCCACAATAATACAGTAGTTAATGCTATTTATAATTGGTCTGACGCGGATGTATGGGAGTATATCCGACAGGAAAAGATTAAGACGAATCCTTTATATGAATGTGGTTATATTCGCGTTGGATGTATAGGGTGCCCTTTAGCCTCTTATTCACAGAAGGTAAAGGAGTTTAATGATTATCCCAAATATGAAATGGCATATAAAAGAGCATTTCAAAGGATGATAGATAAAAGGATTTCAAAAGGGAAAACAAGCAAAAACAAGAATTGGATAGATGGCCAAGGGGTTTTTGATTGGTGGATTAGCGAATACAAGGATAAATGCCGGGGGCAAATGACTTTGGATGATTATGTGTGAGGATTGCAAATACTACAACGAGGAAACGGAGATGTGCGAGTATATAAGCTGTGATCCGTGGGAATGTGTAGAATGTCCCATGTGTGAAAATCAAGCGGTAGGTCAGCCCCCGTTATAGCCGGAATGCTTCTTCTTAATCATCGGCAGGTGTCACAGCTTGCCGATGGTTGTAGCCGGGTCGCTCCCGGATGATGTGAGAGAGAGCAGGACACCTCACAGAGAATGACAATGCCGCGAAGCGTTGCCTGTCCCGATGGGCCAAACAGGAATGTAATGAGATGCGTAAATCTTCGTTAGCGGAACTGCACATATGGGAGATAACTCAGTTGGCAGAGGTATTAGTGTCGGCGGTTCGAATCCGTCTCTCCCATATAGGGTAAGGCAAAAAAGCCGTAGTGGGAAATTGGCGAGTTTATCGCGGAGCCTTATCCTTCTCCCGGTTTCCCCATCTACCGGGAGTATATGGGCGGGTAGGAGGTATCACCCCCACGGGCGCGGGGGCTATATAACGGGTGCAAGTCCCGTTCCCGCCCTTTATCGGTGCGAAACTGTCCCTTGCGGTAGTAGGTAAATGAGTAGGCGTTCAAGGGAGAAACTATAAACAAGCAATATATAGTAAAAGATATTTTAGTAGTACAAATTGCCTACCACAGCCGTATTTTTTAGAAAGGAGCAAATGATATGGATGTAATAAGTAGGAGCGAAGTTATAGATCGCCTGTATGATTGGAGCGACCACAGCGCATCACAAGCCGAAACATGGCACTTACGGCAGGTAATAGGGGATATTAAGTCAATGCCGGGTGTGAAGCGAATATCAGGTAAATGGAACGTAGACCAACGTAACGATTGGCACGTCACACAGATCGACAACCGGGACGCGGAGAGGATAGACATAACGGATGAATACTACCACGAAAAATACGACACTATATCGTGTCCGCATTGCGGGTGCACATTATCGGCTTTTGTGGTTATGCCTTTTCACTACTGTTATATGTGTGGCGGTCAATTTGGAAATAGAAAGCTAACGGTAGATAGGAGGTAAAAATGAATAATGGAGAGGCTTGCGCTATTTTTAGGGATATAAAGAGAGAAGATAAGACAGTTGAAGAAAAAGCATGGGCTATACATCAGGTATGCACAATGCCAACTCATAATAGCATCACTAAAAAGCAGATGATTGATGTGATCATATGGCTTTGGCACAACTGTTTTGAAATGGCAGATGCCTGTAATCTGTTAGAGAATGGAGAATAAAATGATAGAACAGGGAACTGAAAAGGGCGGTTGGGAATACAAGCGCACATCAAACGACTTTCATCTTCGTAAGTTAGAGCAGGATAATTGCGTTTGTAGTATCTGCCACGGGAGCGGAGCAAAAATCGAATTTGAGTATGTGACAAGGAACTATCAAAGCCCACGGACAAAGAAAATCTGCAAAACACTTCAAGCTCACGGTCACAGTTTTTGGATATGTCCGACTTGCATTAAAAATATGGTTAGCAAAAGTCGTGGGATATTGGAGGTAAATATATGACAAGAGATAGCGAGGAATACAAGCGGTTCTGTGCCGAATATGAGGCAAAGGAAAAGGAGCGCAAGGATAACCCGGACAAGTATCCGTATTTCGCCTATTTCCAATTTGGTTTTCACAGGATGACTTATATGTCAGAGGATGAAGTAAAAGATGCGGTCAAGTTTTATCACTTAAAGAGTGATTTTAGAGGCGGGTATTTTAGATTAGGACGGCAACCAATAAACATAATGCCGAGAAAGTGAGGGGGGAAGGAATGACAAGAGAAGAAGCAATACGTTGTTTAAACATATATTCAAGCACAAATGGTTCTGGACGATGTACAGATAAGCAACATTATGAGGCAAAGCAAATGGCAATCAAAGCATTAGAGCGAGAGCCTTGTGATGATGCTGTAAGCAGACAAGCCGCTATTGATGGGCTTAACAGTATCAATGGTACGTCCGAATTGGATAAGGCTTTTGAAGTGATCGAAAATTTGCCATCCGTCCTGCCAAAGCAAAAGAGAGGGCATTGGCTCCCAACTTCTTTTATTGATCGTACTTATGAATGTGATATCTGTCACAATTATGTTTATGATAAGACAAAATACTGCCCGAATTGTGGATGTAAAATGGAGGGGTGATATGGCATGGGATAATGGTTTTCGCAGATGTGATCGGTGCGGATGTTTATTGACAAAAGAAAACAATAAACGGGGTTATGAGATTTGTGATAAATGTGATGAGATTTTAGAAAGGCAGGTAAAGGATGAAAATCAAAAAACCTTTGCGGTGATGGATGGCGAGGTGAAAAAAATTTAAAATTTGCAAATGACACGGACACAGGGGGCGTGTCAATAGTTTATAATGGTAGAGTGAAAATGCGGCGGAGATTGCGTATTTTTCGCATAAGTATTTCAAAAACAATATTTAAGGGAGCCAATAGGCTCTCTTTTTATGTGAGGTGGGCGAATGGCAAAGAAGGGTAGACCGCCAAAAGTAAATATTGAGGATTTAATCAATGATGTTGATGAATATATCCAATCTGCTAACCCTCCCATAGTTGCAGAATATGCCATTATGCACGGTATTACACGACAGTATTTATACGAGTTGGCAAAGAAAGAAGAGGGCGAAGGTGACAGCCGATTATCTGACACTATAAAGAAAATATCCGACTCAAAGGCCATTATGTTGGAGCGCAATGCCCTTTTAGGCAAATATAACTCACGAATGGCAATATTCTCCCTTAAACAACTCGGATGGAAAGATAACCCCGATGCTCAAGACGATGATAACGACCTGGTTAGAGAATTTATCGAAGCGGTAAAGAATAGATGATAGAACTAACCGACAAACAGAAAATCTTTTGCAAAGAAGCAAAAAGCCGTTGGAACTTTAAGAGCGGCGCAGTAAGGTCGGGAAAGTCTTTTGTAGATACTGCAATAGTCATTCCACAAAGAATACTTGATCGTAAAGGTAAATCCGGGCTTGCGGTTATCCTCGGCGTAAGTAAATCAACCATAGAGCGAAACGTATTACAACCCATGAGGGAAATATACGGGTATAAACGAGTAGGGAACATCAACAGCGAAAACGTGGCAACCCTATTCGGGGAAAAGGTTTACTGTTTAGGCGCGGAAAAGGTAAGCCAGGTCGCAAAGGTTCTCGGTGCCTCTTTTAAATATTGTTATGGTGACGAGGTAGCCAAATGGAACGAGGAGGTTTTTAACATTGTAAAAAGCCGACTCGATAAAGAATATTCCTGTTTTGACGGATCACTAAACCCGGAAAGCCCGACACATTGGCTGAAAAGGTTTTTGGATAGTGACGCGGATATATACTTACAAGAATACACGTTATTCGATAATCCGCACTTGCCGCAGGACTTTGTAGAAAATCTCTGCAACGAGTACAAAGGCACGGTATATTATGACCGTTTGGTTTTAGGCAAGTGGATGAGGGCCGAGGGGCTTATATATCAATCATTCACGGATGATAATCTGTATGATGACGATACAAGGCCCGTAGCGTTATACAATACATCGGTACGGCTAATAACTTGCGACTACGGGACTACAAACCCCTGCGTATATTTGGATACATACGATGACGGGGATACGATATGGGTTGATAACGAGTACCGATGGGACAGTAGGAGCAACGAGGCCAAAAGGACAGGCAACCCACAAAAGACCGATAGCCAATACGCTGATGATATGGTGACATTTATGGGAACGGAGCCGGAGAGGATATGCAACATTATTGCAGACCCATCTGCGGCTTCTTTTATTACCGAACTACGGGGCAGGGGGTTAGTTGTAACGGGTGCGGATAATACCGTACTTGATGGCATAAGGGAACTATCAAGCCTGTTTGCCCTAAACAAAGTTAAAATACACAAACGTTGCAAGGGCCTTATAGAGGAACTTCATTCCTACGTTTGGGATGATAAAGCCATTGGCGAGGATAAGCCCGTTAAGGAGCAAGATCACGGGCCGGATGCCCTACGGTATAGGACTAATGCCTTGCCGAGTTGGAGAAAACATTAGGTCAAGGAAAAGACCATAAAACCCCCAATCTCCTCCCCTTTTGCGGAAGGAAAACTCCCATACAGACGGCCCCCTGTGCGTGTCATAGCCGCAGGGGGCCTTTGAGGTGAAAACATGAGCAAACGTAGAAGAAAAAATAATAAAAGAATAGCGACCACAGATGCCTTTACCAATCCCGCGGCGCGGTTAGGCTTTGGGACGTTTGACCTTACACAAGGCACGGATTACCCGCTTACGAGGATGACCGAGGACTACCAAACGCTTACAAGTATGTACCGCACAAATTGGATCGTGCAAAATATCGTAAGCATCATCCCCACGGATATAGTGCGCAAGTGGTACGAGGTAAAAACTTCAATAAGCCCCGATGAGGTGGATAAGCTAACACGATTGGAACGCAAAACCAAATTGCGCTCAAAGATATTGTCCGGGATGAATTGGGGTAGGTTGTACGGCGGCGCGGTTGGGCTAATCCTGATAAAGGGGCAGGAAGATTTAAGCGAGCCGCTTGATATGGATATGGTAATGCCTGATAGCTTTTTGGGGTTGCAGATACTCGATAGATGGAGTGGGGTTTTCCCCGATGGAAAACTTGTCACCGATCCCGAGGATACAGACTACGGCTTGCCCGAATATTACACCATTCGCGATGCAAATGAGGTTTTTGTCTGCAACGTTCACCACTCACGGGTGGTAAGGTTCACGGGCCGGGAGTTGCCCTGGCTCGAGGCGGTTACGGAGCTTTATTGGGGCGAAAGCGAGATAGAGGCCGTATATGATGAAATAGTCCGCAGGGATAACGTGGCGGCAAATATCACGGCCTTAACGTTTAAGGCCAATGTTGAATACCGCGAGGTTGAGGGATTAGATCAAATACTCGGCATGGGTAACAACGAAATGCAGAGGCGGTTTTGGAATCTGATACAATCGCAGGCCATTATGAGGAACAGCCAAGGCATAGGGCTTATAAACAAGGGCGATCAAGTACATTCGGAGCAATATTCCTTTGCGGGGTTATCTGATGTGTATGACCGCATAATGATGGATGTAGCGGGTGCCTGCCGTATCCCCGTGACTAAACTGTTTGGGCGTTCCCCTGCGGGGATGAACAGCACGGGCGAAAGCGACATGATCAACTACTACGATTATATAGACGGATTGAGGGAAACGGTGTTTAGGCCCGTGTTAGAAAAGCTATTGCCGATTATGGCAGTTAGTTGTTGGGGCGCGGTTCCTGATGATCTCGAAATCGTATTCCCTGCAATGAGTACACCCGATGCGACCGAGAACGCGGACATTGTAGCAAAGAACACAGGCGCAATTATAGCGGCGTACCAAAACGACCTTATAGACCGGGCAACGGCTATGCAGGAATTACAAAAGCTGTCGGATGAAACAGGCGTATTTGCAAAGATACCCGATGAGGACGTTGATGCGAATAAAGGCGTAAGGTACACGGATAGCAAAATGATGAATGATCCCCTTGCAGGGTTTTGATTATGAATTATGTGAAACGACCTAAAGAGGAAAAAGTAGTTTTGAGGATGCAACAGCTATACCTTAAAACGGAGCGAAAGCTGATAAACGAAATCACCCGCAAAAGGGCACTCGGGCAGGTTGACTATGCCGAGGTTGCGGCCCTTGAACGGGTACAAAAGATTTTGAATGATATGCAATCGGAGGCTTTTGAGTACGTTCCCCAAATGGTCGAAACCATATTCCACGGCGAGGGAAAAAAGAACGCGGCGGGGTATGCAAACGCGAGGGCACTTACCACGGCCCAAATAGACGTTTCGCAGACGTTGATTAACAATTTATTAGGCGAGATAGTAGAGGCGTCGAATACGGCGTTAGAAAGCGCGACAACGTGGCTTTCAATCGGGCGGTTAGAGGGTGACGAATTTAGGAACGCGGCTTTGCAATTTACAGCCGAGCAACAAGCTATGGGAGCATCCTGGCAGATGGCCCAAAAGAATATGGCGGTTGATTTGCAGGCGCGGGGCATTACGGCTTTTGTGGATAAGGCAGGGCGGCGGTGGAGCTTGACCGATTATTGCACAATGGCAACCCGTACAACGGCACGGCAGGCATCCATAGCGGCGAATTTAACCCGTGACGATCACGACCTATGGCAAATATCGAGGATAGGTTCTACTTGCCCCGTGTGCGCGGTATATGAGGGCAGGGTGTATAGCAAAAGCGGAACCAACCCCGACTACCCGCCGTTGGCGGCGGCGTTTGGGAAGATAGACCCATACGGGCCTAACGATTTAACAAATACCTACTTAAATATCCATCCTAACTGCTTACATAGCCTAATGAAATATACCACCATCGGCAAGTCCGATAAGGAGATACAGAGGGATAAAGATTTTAGTAGCTTTGAGAAAAACCCGATAACGCATGATCCGAGGACAAAGAAGCAGATAGCGGCGTACCGGGAAAAGGAGCGAAACCGTAGGCGTTATATTGATGACTATAAGCAATGGCGCAAGTATAAAGCGGCCTTCGGTAAGGACATCCCCGACTTTGAAACATTCCGGGCGCATAAACTAAAGGATGATGAGAAGTACAAAAAGTGGTTGCATAACTTTAGATCGTTTAGGACAAAGGAAAACAGTATAACCCTACAAGCGGAAGCCGAACAGCTTGATTTGTTGAAAAAGTATGGAAACATAAACGAAATGATGCTTTACGGCTCATCCGAAGATATGGAAAGATGGGGTGCACTTAACAAAATAACAGGAAAAGGCGAAAAGGAAATTCTGTCGAAATTATCAGATAATGCTGATAATTGGGAGTTGTTGCTTGAAATGCAAACAGAAAGCACAATGAAGCCTTTTACAAAGCAGTTATTGAAAAAGGCCGCAGATTCAGAACTTAGGGCATTAAGACTTTGGACGGGTGAAACATACGCGAATATTAACAGATACGTCCGATATGGTATCAATGTTGATGATATTTCAAAAAATGCGGCAAGAGAAATTGAAAACATATTAGGTAAATTATCAACCCCTACTGAAATAATAGTGAGGAGGGGGACAGGCACCAAACACATTTTTGAAAACATAAAAGGTGATTGGAAAAATGACCCGTCTGTTTTGATGGGACAGAAATTTCGCGACAAAGGGTTTACTGCTACATCCCCCTTTAAAGAAGGCGGTTTTAGTGGAGTAGGTGAATCGCAGGCCGAATTATTTATAAAAGTACCCAAAGGAACACATGGAGCTTATATAGAATCGGTGGCTCATAACGAAGCTGAAAAAGAATTCTTGTTGCAAAAAAATTATTCGTATAGGATAATAAAAGCAGAATACAGAGAAAACCCAATTTTCAAGGATGAAAAAGATTTAAAAGTATGGGTGGAGGTCATAGATGAGTAAGTTTTCATGGGATGATGAAAAAATGGATGTATTCTGTGCGAGATGTCATTGGAGGGATAAAAACCCTGACCTTTGCCACGCAACGGAGCCACCCTATGAAAAAAAATACATTCCGACAAAAAATCAAGATTGCGGCTTTATTCCAGATTCATACTGGGAAAGAGCTACGCAGGAAAGAAAAGATGAATTAAATGAGGCTGTAAAAAAAAGGAGTCAAGCATCCTAAACAGGGTGCTTTTTTGATGGAGAAAACCGTATGAATAACGCAGATGTTGAAATAATAAATACGGCGCAGAACATAGCGAAACTTTATGCCGCTTATGTCGATTTTGCGGAGCCGTTCAATAAGGAGCAGGCCAATATCCCCAAAGAGTGCGGGGATGATGTAAACCGGGCCTGCGCAGATGTATTTTACCACCTTGCAAAAAAGATCGTTGCACTAAAAGGAGAATAGAATATGGCAATAAGTTATTATGGCTATACGATAAGCCCTAACCAATTAGAAACAGGTGAGGGCTTTTTAATTTGCAGAAATGTCCCTTTAGCAAGGACAGGGGAGCAGGATTATTTAGGAACCGAGATCGGGCTAAACCGCACGGATGTTGTTAAAGTAAACCGCGATGAAAGCGAGGTGTTTTCTGCGGAGGCTATGGCATCCTTTGAGGGTAAGCCCGTCACAAACAACCATCCCCCTGTTTTGTTAGACTCCGAAAATGCGGGCCAATATGAAAAGGGGCACGTTCAGAATATCCGCAGGGGTTCGGGCGAGTGGGCCGATTATCTCGTTGGTGATCTCCACATACACGATGCCGAACTAATAGAGGACATTAAAAACGGCAAGCGTGAAATCAGTTGTGGGTATGAATGCGAGTATGACGAGGAAGATGGAGCGTACAGCCAAAAGAACATTAGAGGCAACCATGTAGCGGTGGTTGATTCGGGCAGAGCCGGGCACAAGGCCGCAATCATGGACTCAAATACAAGCAAGCCAAAACAGGCAGAAAGGAAAAAGAAGATGAGCAAAAAAAGTACATTCTTCAAAATCTTCGGGCAGGCGGCAAACGGCAAGTCAGACGATGAGCTGACACAGCTTGCGATGGATGCCGCTGATGCGTTCGAGGAGGAAAAGGCCGAGGAAAAGGTCGAGGAAAAGACGGAGGACACAGACCCCATGCAGGAGATCATGGATGCTATCAAGGCAATCAATGACCGCCTGGACAAGATCGAAAACCCCGTTGAGGAGGAAATCGAGGTTGACCCGTTGGATGAGGCCCTCGAAAAGTTACAGCCGGAGGAGGAAAAGGGCGGCGAGGAGGCCGTTGTAGTTCCTGCGGAGGAAATGGACGGATGCGGTAAGGCCCTTGATGCGGCAGAACTGATTAAGGCTGTAAAGCCCGCGGTATCTGCTATCACAGACGAGGCACAGCGTAAGGCCGTTACTGATGCACTCATTGAGGCGATCAAAAAGCCCGGAACTGATCTCGGTAAGGTAATGGATGCAAGCGCATCTCATGCCGAAAAGGTACACACCGTAGACACAGAGGAAATTCAGAAAGCATACGCGAACATGAACCCTCACACACGGAAGGAGGATAAGTAATTATGGCAATCGGAACAGCAATCGGAAAGACACTTGGCAACGGCTATGCAGGATCATATAGTCGTCAGCCGGATATGGTAGTTGATACCCATGCGGCAGGTAGCACAATCGACTTCGGTAGGCCCGTAGTTGATTTAAGCGGTGTTTCAGTTGACATCCCCACATACCTGCTCACGGCATCAACATTCGCGGCAAGCGACTTTCAGGGCGTAGCAGTACGCGAGGTTAAGAGCGCAACCAACTATGCTAATCAGGGCGTTGGTTCTTATGCAGAAGGCGAGGCCGTACCCGTTATGAAGAGGGGCCGCGTAAATGTTAAATGTCAGAACGGCACACCCGCTTATAACGGTGATGTATATGTCCGCGTAGAAGAAAACGCTTCATATCCCAATGCCGTTGTTGGTGGTTTTGAGGCCGCCGCTGATAGCACAAAGTCGGTAAAGCTCACAAACGCAAAGTGGAGAGGCGCGGCTGATGGCAACGGTGTTGCCGAGCTTGCGATCCTCACAATGATTAACGCATAGGAGGTATTATCATGGCATTTCAGAATGTAGGTACTATGACACTTGATGCAAGTGTTATGAACGGCACAAAGCCCGTGGCTTGTGTTATGGATGCAGATGGCATCGCATCGGGACAGGCTTTCCTCGTTTCCGAGCTTGAAAAGAGGGACACCCTCATCCGCACACCCCTCAACTCATTCACATACGGCAGAGACCTCCCCATCCGTGTTGGCGGTGGTTGGGATGAGTTCGTATCCGCTGTAAGCGTTGGCTACGGCGTAACAGGCGGCTCAGGTGATGGCCTCGTACACGCACCCGGCGCAAACGGAATCCCTATGGTGCAGGCAAACTTCGACAAGGGCACATTCAAGGCTCATGTAGTATCCGCAGGCACCCGCGTAATGTGGGTTGATATGCAGAGAGGCAATATCACAGGCCGCAACCTTGACACCGTTCTCCGTGATGGCCTTCGCCTCGCATACGACAAGCATCTTGATCAGAATGCTTACGTTGGTTTCACAGCTTACGGCACCACAGGCCTTATCAATAACGCTGATGTAACAGCAACTCAGGCCGCTTTAAACGCAGGCGGTACATCAAGGACTTTCAAGGATAAGACAGCCGATGAGATTTTAGCTGATATCAACACAGCTATCCTCGATGCTTGGGAGGCCGCAGAGTATGATCTCGATGCCGTTCCCAACCATATCATCATGCCTTATGACCAGTACAATTATCTTGCTACTACAAAGGTATCACAGCTTGCAGAAAAGACCATCCTCACGTTCTTAATGGAAAACAACGTGGCTACACAGAATGGCTCTGATCTGTTTATCGGTGCTACCGCATGGTGCAAGGGCGCAGGTACATCATCCTCCGATAGAATGGTGGTTTACTGCAACAAGGAGCGTTATGTGGCTATGGATGAGCTTGTACCCCTTACAAGGGCAATGACATCCGCAAATACCACAGATTTCTGCTACGATACAGCTTATGCGGCTAACGTATCCGAAACAGAAATCTTCTACACACAGCCCATAACTTATGTAGACGGTATCTAAAAAATAGGAGGGTTTCAGATGTTTATAGTTTCAACTAAACGCTTTAAGGTAAGGAGGGCCGATGGTTCTCCTTATCTTATTGAAAAAGGGTTCGTTGGCAATATCCCTAATGATGTCGCGAGCGAGTGGCTTATTCAGGCGGCAATAAAAGAGGGTTCTATCTCAACTCCCGAAAACAAGGCCGATAGGTCTATTGAAAAGGCCATTGAGGCAAGCGAAAGCAAGGCAAAGGCCACACAGAAAAAGAGGGAAACGAGAAAAAAAGAGGTTAAATAGTTATGGTGTTAGGTAATCCGATGATCCCGTTATTCGAGGGAAAAAAAGCAGAGGCATCCGGGGTTGCAAATTTTGTAGAAGGAAATTATACGAGCGAAATGTTCGCGGCTGATTTTCCGCAGTTTACAAACGAGCAGGGCGAATCATTAGTCCCTATGCTTGATGCCTTCATAAACATGGCAAATGATACCATTTCCCCGGATAGGTGGGGTAAATCATGGCGGTATGCCGCGGGGCTTTATGTGGCCCACATGAGCGCGATGTATTTAAAAAGCTATGCCCCATCATCGGATAGCCCTGCATCGGCTGTAAGTGGTGCCGACCAAGTAGGCGTAGTAAAATCGGCTACTATGGGCGATACATCCGTTTCCTATGATGCCTCCGCTATTACAGCGGGTACGGAGAAATGGGGAACATGGAACGCCACCACATACGGCTCACAGTTGGTAACATTGGCCCGTCAAATTGGCATAGTAGGGAGCTTCATTGTATGAGCATTTTTGATTATTGGTACACCGATAAGGTGGACATATACAGAAATTTGAATACAGAGGACGAGGCCACGGGCATAGCCACGCAAGGGTGGCAAAAGGTTGTTGATGGCGCAAAGTGCCGTATATACAACTCCCAAAAAAGCGGCCCGGTCATGTCCGACAATGAAACGAAACTACACGCTGATGATAAATTAGCGATGCCAATAAATACCGATATACAAAGCGGTGATAAGTTAGTTATCACACGCGGCGGCATGGTAGGCGGTACGATGGAATCAGAATATTATGCAGGCGATGTAATGCCTTACTACGAACCCGTGGGCGGTATGTTTAACGGCTTGGAGCATATAGAGGTAGGCTTGTTGCAGGAGGTCATTGTTTAATGTCAAGTTTTGGGGCGCAGATGCGTAAAAGATTTGAACAGCTACGCAAGGCCGGGGAAAATGTTCCGAAGATCATGGCAGAGGTCGCGGAGGGTGCTACGATTGCGGCGGTGGAAACTGCGGTAAATAACACACCCCCAAACGGTGCCAATATATCGGGAACTAATACAAGGTCAGGCGAGATGGCCCAATCATGGCAGGATGCAAGCATAACCACCCCAACGGTAAGCGGGGGCACGGTTTCAACGGTGCTTGCAAACGGTATGCAGTATGCCTCTTATGTAAACGATGGACACAGAATGGATAAACATTTTGTGCCGGGGCTTACGGTCGCGGATGGTATGTTACAGAAAACCCCCGCAGATACGGGTATCATGGTAGGTACAAAAACAACCTACGTTCCCGGTATCCACATGAAAGAAAAAGCCATAGGCAAATACCGAACCACAGTAAGATCCGAATTGGATAAGCGAGTAAGGGAGGCTTTTAAATGAATTATAGCATTAGTGATGTTGTAAAAAGCATCGCGCGGGTAATACATAAGGGTTTCCCGGATTACAAAATATATGTGAGCGCGGTTCCGCAGGGAGTGACTACCCCCTGTTTTTTTATTTCCTTTATGCCCTCAACTTCGAGATCACAGGTCGATAATCGCATATACAGCGAGTTGGGTTTGGATATAGTTTTTTTGATGAAACCAAACGAGATAAACGCAACAGAGCTTATATATCAGATCACCGAATACCTGGACGAGAATTTGGAAATGATTCCATACTACGAGGGGCAGGATAAGACCGGGGTAATACACACCTACGACCGCAACTCACATTTTGAAGATATGGACTTACACTATCAAGTAACGATCAAGGCAAGGGGCCACATCGAAGTGGCAGAGACATTGATGGATGAATTGGAGGCCATAAATTATGAAATCAAAGTCAGTTGACAAGATAGCCACAGAGAAACTTTTAAAAAGTAAGGCTCTTGCAGGTTATCAAAAGGACTTCGCAAAGGCAATTTTAAAGAAGCCCGAATACACATTAGAGGAGGCAATAGCCACCCTCGATAAAACCTTAAAGAAAGGAGACACAAAGTAATGGCAGGTGGAATTTTTACAAGCCAAAACAAGGTTCTGCCCGGTGTTTACATCAACACACAGTCAAGAGGCAACGTGACAGCAAACATCGGCACAAAGGGCGTTGTGGCAATCTGTGAGCCGCTTTCATGGGGGCCTACGGGAGTAATATCCGAGTATATCCCCGGTGATGATCCTACCCCTTTAATCGGTAAGGACATCACAAGTGATGATGCGCTTTTCCTTCGTGAAATGACAAAGGGCTCGGACGTTACCGCAGGGCCTATTAAAATTCTGTTATACAGGCCCACAGGCGCAAGCGGTGTCAAGGCTACGGCAACAATCGGCGCGTTGACCGTGACCGCAAAGTATGTAGGCACAAGAGGAAATGATATTACAATTATTATTTCCGCAGACCCCGATGTATCAGGCAACTATATCATCGAGACAAGCATTGATGGAAGGATCGCAGATACGCAGAGCGTAGCCGATCTTTCAAGCCTTGTATCTAATGCGTGGGTTGACTTTACGGGAACGGGAACAACCATCACCACAACCGCAGGAACGGCCCTTACAACGGGTGCAAACCCCACGGTAAGTACAACCGATTATTCCGCATTTCTTACGGCATTAGAGCCTTATACATTCGACATTGTATGTTATGACGGGGCAGATTCAACCGTAAGAACGGCTATGGCATCATTCGTTGAGCGTGTATCAAATGCCCTCGGTAAGAAATGCCAGGCGGTTTTAAGCGGCGGCACAGCTATCAACTCCGAGTGGGTTATCAATGTCAATAACGGCGTAAAGCTCGCAGATGGTACAACCATCACAGCCGCACAGGCTACATGGTGGGTATCAGGCGCGGAGGCGGGGGCTATGTATAATCAGAGCCTTACTTATGCACAGTACCCCGGCGCAGTAGAAGCCAACCCCAAAAAGACCAATGCACAGGTTGAGGAGGCCGTTTTGGCGGGTGATATCGTTTTCATTGATGATTTCGACATCGTAAAGGTATGCACGGACATCAACACACTTACAACCGTTACCCCGACAAAGGGTAAGGAGTTCAAGAAAAACCGCGTAATGCGTACCCTCAATCAGATTTGCAATGATTTTTACGAGCATATATCAAACTACTTCATCGGTAAGGTTGATAATAATGATTCGGGCCGCAACCTGATAAAGGGTTGGTGTGTTGGTTATCTCAACGAGATGCAGGCCAACAACGGCATTCAGAACTTTACATCACAGGACATTGAGGTATTACCCGGTAGCGAGATTGATGCGGTAGTGATCAACCTTGCTATTCAGCCCGTGGATAGTGTAGAGAAGATATACACCACCATCACCGTATCGGTGGTTAGTGAGTAAGGAGGTACGGCATGAGCTTTTTATTAGAGAGAGATGCGCTTAATGGTAAGCAGGGAAAAGCCTTCATCACGATAAATGGGGAAATCAATGAGCTTTTCGGTGCTAAAAAGGTTCAGACCGATGTTGAATATCAGAAAGCCGATTTTAAGGTGGTAGGTACAACCACGGTACAGCAGAAGGTCACAGGCGCAAAGAAAACGGGCACATTAAACATTTACTACGGAACTCCGTTGTTTGTGAAGATGGCTCACGAATACGAGAAAAATGGCAAGGTTATCTATTTTGATTTGCAGGTTGAAAATGATGATCCTGCTACATCAGTAGGCAAGCAGACCATTGTTTATTATGGTTGTAGCCTTGATAAGATTCCCCTTTCAATGCTTGATGCTGATGCTGATTTTCTTGAGGAGGAGATCGGTTTCACATACACAAGTTGGGAGCCGTTGGAACAGTTTAACGACCCTACTAATTTAGGTTAAAAAAAGGAGAGTATCAGATGGGAAATTTAAAGGCTTTTATGCTCCCCCCGGTGGAGGAGGAACAGAAGGAAATCATTATTAGTGATCGCTTTAAGGAAGGGGATAAGGTTATTCCCTTTAAGATCAGAGTTATATCACAGGAAACGAACGAGGGGCTTCGCAAAAAAGCCTCTCGTCCAATCCGTAGGAATAACACGGTTGTGGGCATGGACTTTGACACGGACTTATACGGCAAGTTGCTTTTGCAGGCTTGCGTAGTATATCCGAACTTTAAGGATGCCGAGCTGTGCGATTTTTACAAGACAAAAGACCCCTTGGAAGTGCCGGGACGTATGCTTAGGGCAGGGGAATATAACAAACTGATAAAGGAAATAAACATCCTCAACGGCTTTGCGGATGATCCCAATGTTTTAGAGGATGAGGCAAAAAACTAATCAACGAGGATACCCTTGATAGTACGTTATGCAGGTATATGTTAACTGAACACGGGGTATTTCCTCATGAGGTAGTTTCGCTCCCGTTGCGGGAGAAATTGGTAATAAAGGCCCTGTTGGAAAAGCACGGTAAGGAAATAAAGAAGTATGGCAGGCATTAGAGAAGAATTAACACTTGTAAATAATTTCTCGGGTACGTTTAATCAATTTAATACGGCGGCTAATGCCTCCATTGCAACAGCCGAGGCATTCAAACAGGCCCTTGATTCGTTTTCGGAGGGCTTTGTCAACGGTTTTACCGAGGAACTGCAAAGAACATCGGCGGAACTTGACGAGGCGGCAAACGGGGCTCACAGGGCCGCACAAGGGGCCGAGGATGCGGCGCAGGCACAAAGCAAAGTAACACAGGAAACGAAAGCCACGGCAGATGCGGCCTCGGGTTGGTTAAATCAAATTAAAAGCGTGGTTGCGGCTTTAGGGCTTGCCAAACTATCAAAAGAATTTATTGAGTCCGCGGATAACGCTATGTTATTGGCGAAACGGGCAGAAAATGTAGGGTTATCATATCAGGAATTATTTGGGGCCGCGCAAAGGTCAAGGGTTGAACTAAAAGACCTTGCCGCCCTTGCAACGGGTGTCAAGAGGAACGCATCAAAGTTGTTTGGTGATCCGAAAGAGGCCGTTTTATTCGCCGAAAATATGAGCAAGGCTTTTAAGGTCGCGGGCGCAGATCAAAACGGTATTGCGAGTGCCACCCTTCAATTAAATCAGGCCTTGGCCTCCGGCGTTTTGCGTGGTGAAGAATTTAATGCCGTAAATGAAAACGCCCACAACATAATCGAACTTATCGCGGAGGAAATGAACGAACCCGTAGAAAAAATGAAAGATCTTGCCGGGGAGGGCAAAATAACGGCTGATATTATTAAGAATGCCGTTCTCGGTGCGACGGAGGATATAAACGATGAGTTCGCAAAATTGCCGATGACATTCGGTGATATTACTACGCTTTTCGGAAATTACCTTGATAATGCCCTTATGGGAAAATATATCGAGTGGAATGATTTTCTAAATTCGGATGAGGGGCAACGGCTAATCGCGGATATAGCAAACGCCCTCGTTTTCCTTGCGGAGTTCGGCGCGAGTGCTTTTATGACCGTGGCAAATGCGGTTGAGTTCGTGCATAGCCACCTGGAGGACTTTATTCCTTTGTTTAGCTTTTTAGCGGCGGCGGCGGTTGCGTATGCGGGTGTACAAATAGCCGCGGCATTAAGCGCGGCGGCGGCGTGGGCAACGGCCCATGCGCCTATAATAATAATACTCGGCCTTATAGCCTCCGCAATATCCATAGCGCATTACTTCGGCGTTACCTTCGCGCAAGTAGGGCAGGCCGTGGGGCAGGTCGTGGGTATCGTGTATGCGGTTATATATAACGCGATAATGGCTGTATGGAATGCGGCAAGTTGGGTTATGAATAACTTTAGCGCGGTTATGCACAACACGGGGTATGATGTTGTCAATGTGATAAATTCCATAGGGCAGGCGGCTCTTGATATGGTTTGGACGGTTGCGGATGCGATTGATTCGGTATTCGGTTCTAACCTGTCCGGCGCGGTTGATTCCCTAAAAGGAAATCTGCAAGGTTGGGCTGATAGTTTCGGCGGGCGTATGGCCTATACCGATTTTGTATCTCATGATTATATCAACGTAAAAGATACAAAAGATCAATTCGGCTCTGTTGGTGCGATGCTCGGCAGTAAACTTGACAACATAGGCGGCACACTTGGGAACATTTTCGGTGCCGTGGATGGCGTTGGTGATTATTCAAACATTATGACGGACGGCAACGGGAAGGTCGGAGAAGTCGGCTCCGTTGGTAAGATTGATAATGATGTCACGCTATCGGATGAAGATTTGCAGATTTACCGTGATTTGGCAGAACAAAGGTACATGAACCGGGTGGAGCTTAAAACCCTCGCTCCTAATATCAACGTATCAATCCCCGATGGAACCAATTTACAGCCCGAGGATGTGGCTAATGCAATAAAGGGTATGCTCATAGAACAGATGGCGGCAAACGCCGCGACAGCGCATTAAGGAGGCATCAAATGAAGTTAGAGCCTTCAACAAAAATATGGTTAAAGTTTTCGGGTAAAAAATTTTTGATCCCCGTAAACCCAAAAGAGATAGATATTGGCAGGCAGGCCCCTCCCGATAACTTCGATATATTGGGTAAGGGGCAGATAGCCGTCCCCCAATTTAGGGACTTGCAGGTGGTAAAGTTTAAATCATTTTTCCCCGGTGATATTGAGGCTCCATATACGGACGATGGGGCGCAGGGGCCGAAATGGTATTGCCAACTTTTAGAAAGTGCCCTGGAAAATGCCACGGTGGGGAGATTGGTTATAAAAAGGCCGAGTGGGTTCAATCGTAATTATCGAGTGATCCTGCGTAAGTTTGACACCACAGACACGGGCGGCGAGCCTACGGATATGCCCTATGATATAGAGCTTGTGGAATATAGGCCCTATAAAGCCGAAAAGGTCGTTATCAAAAAGAAGAAAACCCAAAAGGGAACGAAAAAGATAGCGGTTAAAAAAAAGCAAAGGGCCGTAGAAAGCCCCCGGATGCGTGTAGGCGCGGCGGTGGTTGCTAATGGTACTTACTGTTATACGTCAAACGGGGATAAGCCCCACGGCACGGCGAACAACCTTAAAACTGAGGTGAAAAGGATCGTAACGGGCAGGGCGTACCCCATTCTAATAGGCTCTTATGGTTGGATAAAGGAAAGTGATTTGCAGGTCAAAAGCTGATGGAGATTTCTTTAAGGGTATCGAAAAAGAAAAAAAGCAAAACCGTCATAAGGGACTACTCCCCAAAATTAAGTGATGCGGAGTACGTTACATCAAGGATGGATGCCCCCGGAAAGTTTACTTTTACATTGGTAGAAGATAAGGGCATAAGCATTGAAATGGGTTCATGTGTCCGGGTACGGCTAAATGATACCGATTTTTTTAAGGGCTATGTATTCTCCGCGGAGCGTTCAAAAAATCGCAAAGTAAAATATACGGCTTATGATCAACTCCGATATTTAAAGGCAAAAGCATCTTATACTTTTATCGCTATGTCCCTCCCGGACATTATAAAACAGATCGCGGCAGATTTTAATTTGACGGTTGGCACTTTGGTTGATACGGGGTACAAAATACCCTCCCTCATAGTAGAAAACGAATCATGCCTTGATGTTATTTTTGATGCACTTTCAAAAACCATCGTGGAAACGGGGAAGATTTTTGTTTTTTATGATGACTACGGAAAACTTACTTTAAAAGAGGCCAAACAGCATAAATGGAATCGGCTGATTGGAGATAAAAGCCTGCTATCCGATTATCAATACAAACGGAGCATTGATAGCGACACATACAACCGGGTTAAGTTGGCGAGGCCAAACAAAACCACGGGCAAGGCTGATACCTTTGTACATGAGGACACCGACACCATAAAACAATGGGGCCTGTTACAGTATTACGACACCGTAGACGAAAACATGAACAATGCACAGATTGATGAAATGTGCAAAAACTACTTGAAATACTATAACAGGGTATGGCAGACAATGACACTAAAGGATATTATCGGACACCCGAAAATAAAAGCCGGGTGGATTATCCCCGTTATGGTAAGCGAGGTTGAATCTACCGATTTCCAAAGGTTTTTCCTCGCGGAAAAGGTGACACACAAGCTAAAAGGCAATACCCATACCATGAATATAGAAGTTAAAAACTTCAACGATTTGGGGGTGAGCTGATGGACTTATTGGCGGTAATAAATCAGGTAATACAAAACAACACCGAGGCGCAAAAACTAACAGATTTATCTATCGGCACGGTAACAAGTACAAACCCTTTAAAAATACAAACAAGGATAGAAATGCCCCCGCTACCTGCGGAGGTTTTATTATTGACCGATGCGGTTAAAGAAAGGGTTGAGGATGTGCTTGATGGTGATACCGTGATTGGGACGGTAACGGTACAGCATGGCCTTGAAACCGGGGATAAGGTTTTAATGCTCCGGGTGTTAAAAGGGCAACAATTTATAGTTTTATCGAAAGTGTAAGGAGGTTTTTATGGATACTTTACCCGAGGATATCGAGTTGGAAGATATAGACGAAGAAAATCTCCCCACTAATACCTTTTTAGCCTATGAAGATCAGATAGCGGGCATGGATGATAATTTGGCGGCTATGCGGCAGGCGGTACACATTATTTTAACCACTAAAAGGTTTAACTACCAGATTTATACAGAAAATTTCGGCATTGAGCTTGATGATCTAATAGGCGAGGAACCCGATTACATCGAAAGCGTTTTCCCGGATAGGATACGGGAGGCCTTTTCCATTGATGATAGGATATTGTCGGAGCAAAACTATGTATTTAATACGGTAGGGGACACCATGATAATATCTTTTGACGTAGTTACGGTATTTGGCACATTTAATGAGGAGGTCGAAATCTGATGATTGATTTTTCCGAGTACACAAAAGAAAACATTGAGGAGCAGATGCTCGACCAGGTAGACCCCGATATTGACACCCGCGAGGGATCAATGATACAAACCGCGGTTGCCCCCGGCGCGTGGTTTTTGGAGGGATTATACCTTATTTTGGCACAGATGCAGGATAACGCCTACTTACAGACCGCAACGGGCGAGTATTTGGATATGTTAGCAGAAGGCCGAGGAATATCAAGGAAACCCGCCACGCCCGCGGTAAGGCAAGGCACCTTTGATGCGGTCATCCCGGAGGGTTCCGTTTTTAAAACGATAAACGGCGAAAACTCAGTGAATTTCGTTTCGGGTGATCTTATTTCCCAAAGTAACGATTTGTATATATACGAGTTGACCTGCCAAACCCCCGGAATTATCGGCAATTCCTATACGGGTTCCATTCTGCCCGTAACAGCCATTGCGGGGCTTACCGAGGCAAGCATTGGGACTATTATTACCGTAGGCACGGACGAGGAAACGGATACGGCCCTACGGGCGCGGGATTACGCCTCCTTTGAGATTGCGGAATTCGGGGGTAACATTGCATCATATAGAAATAAAATCCTCGCTATAAGCGGCGTGGGGGCCGTACAAGTGTATCCCGCGTATGATGGCGGCGGTACGGTCTTATGTTCAATAGTTGATACCGATTATAAGCCCGCACAACAGGCCTTAATAAATACGGTGCAGAACATTATCTGCCCCCCTGCGGAAGGCGGCAATACGCCCTCGCCCTTGGGATACGGGGTGGCCCCGATTGGTGCGGCTGTTACTATCACAACGGCAACTGATGTGCCTATAAATGTGGAATTTACAATCACGATGGAAACGGGCATTTCCTACGGGCCTACATACCAAACGGCAATAGAAAACGCCATAGGTGATTACATAATGGAGGCGGCGCAAACATGGGGCGCGGCTTTAATCACTAATCAAGTATCATACTCGGTTATTATTTACGTTTCGCAGATTATAGCGGCTATATTGTCGGTTGAGGGCGTGGCTAATGTTACGGGGCTAACCTTAAACGGTGGCGCGGTTGATATAACACTTACAGAGACATCCGCATTACAGCAGATACCGTCTTTGGGATCGGTGGTGGTACATGAATAAAGATGAGCTTTTGGCGATGTTGCCCGAATGGTTCCAAAATATAAAGGAATACCCCGAGATCATGGCGGCGTGGGCCGATGCGCTTACGGGCGTTGAGGACAACATAAAGCGGGTATGGGCTAACCAATATATCCAAACCTGCGATGAGGCCACGTTAAGCCTATATGAGAGGCTTTTGGGGATAATCCCAAGCGGCGGGCAAACTTTAGAATATAGGCGGGCCATCGTGATGAACAGATACACCATGATAGTTCCCTTTACTTATGAATTTTTGGTTGAAAGATTAAATGAAATGTTCGGGCAGGACGGGTATGTTTTAACGATTGATTCCGTGAATAACACGGCAGATATTGTTATAACCTCACCCGTGGCGCGGGCGAAAAGCATATTTTTGAATTTTTGGCACTTGATAGCCCCGGCACATATAGACGTAACGGCGCGGGAGGAGGCGCATTCGGATATAGACGGGGAACAGTATTTCGGCGGTGTGGTTATGTCGCAGGTAGTCAATACATTTTAGGAGGTATCAGATGGGACAGTATAACACAGCAGTTCTTACAACAGCGGGCCAAAGCCTTTTGGCAAGCGTTTTGGGTACAGAGGGAACCCTTACATTTTCAAAGTTTCAGACATCATCGTATCAATACGCGTCCGGGACAGATTTATCGGCCCTTACTTCATTGCAAAACGTAGAGCAGGAAATATTACCCTCCGCGGGAGGTATCAAGGATGCCACTACTCTCTATTCCTCATCCACTATAAGCAATGAGGGCGTGACGGTCGAATATGATTGTAATACCGT